TACGTCCTGTTGCTGATTTGTATACTTGTGATACTACTCCAACAGGTACTAAATTAGGAGCAATTGGGTCTAATTCATCCATATTTGATGGTTGTGGTTTCATTGGAAGATTTCTATTAATTAATCTCCAAGTTACATCAGGATTACCATCTACTGAGTATAAATTGTGTAATGAGTTTGGTGGTACAGGGTTAACACCAAAGTTTGCAGGTTGTGCACCTCTTAAACTTAATGTACCATCAGTACTTAATTTGTCTAACAATCCCATGGTTTATTATTTTAATGTTTCGTATAAATATTTTAAATTATGCAGACTTGTATGAGCTTTGCACCAACGCGGAACCTACTTGTCTGCTATCTAGATTAATTGTTATAGGGCGGTTCACTATGGCGTCTTTAAGTTGATTAATTGCAGCTATAACTGCTGATGAATTATCACCTCCTCCACCAACGTTTGGTGATGCTAATAAACTATCACCTTCACTTGTTTTGCCTATACCACCATATGAATCAATAATGGTAAATGGTCCTCTACTAGCACCAGCAATACCATCTTCTACTATTTGAGTAGCATCACCCAATGCAAAATCTAATAAACCACCAATAGCGGCTCCAGGTACTGCACCCACACCTCCAAATAAGGCACCTATACCAGCACCCAATGCTGTAAATTTATTTTGGTCTAATGTTTTACCTAATGCATTGCCTACTGATCTATTGTCATCTGATAAGTTTGTGCCTAAATCAACTCCTGCACTTAGTAATGATAATAATCCTGCTCCTTTAGCTAATTTACCCGTTCCTTTTAATAATCCTCCTGTTCTGCCACCTTTTGGAACTCTACCCCCTCCTTTTTTAAATCGACCTCCTGATTTTTTACCTAATATCATATCAGTAAAAGAACCACCATCTCCACCACCAAAAGCAGAACCAACATCTTTAGTAATCATAGGATTACCTAAAGTACCTTTAGTTAATGATCTACTAAGCATGAATACTAAACCACCTATTGTAGCGATAGATGCTACATCTCCTAAGAAACCTCCTACTTTACCTCCAAACCATTTAGAGATCAAATCACCCATTTTACCAAACACACTGAATATTTTATTAACATAATCTAATCCATTAGCTAATGAATCTATAAATCCACCTAAAGGACCTGCTAATAAATTACCAATAGTATCTTTTAATTTATCAATACCTTGATTAAATTTAGTTTGTATATCTTGTCTTTTTTTAGCTTCTTCGGCTTCTCTTTCAGTTAATTGAGCTAACGATTCACCATTTTTAGCAGCTATTTTTTGTTTTGTTAATTGATCAGCAAGTTCATCTGATGATAATCCTAAAGCCTGAGCGTATGCTCTGCGAGCTAAAACGTTCATTTTTTCGAATTTAGCCAAAGTCATACCTTGACTATTTAACTCTTGGGCAAGTGCTACCTGGTCACCCGCTAAAGCAGCTGCTCTAGCTCTTTCTAAATTTAACTGCTCACCAGTTAATAATTCAGCTTTTAACTCGTTTTCAAGTGATGTTTCAAAATCAAGTAAAGCATCACCTTGTTGTTTTACTTTTTCAAGTGTAGTACCAAATGCTTTAGCTTGTACTACAGCTTTAACTATTTGTTCTGGGTTGTTTTTTAAACTAGCTGCTAATTCGCCTGATACTTTAGATGCTTCAGCTATTGTTGCTTTGAATGGTACTCCAACTTTTAAAGAATTTCTAGTAGCAACAAATGCTCTAGTCATTGCTTTATCTACTTGAGAAGAGGATTTACCAGTTAAAACTGAAAATTTATAAATGTTTGCTGCTTCTTCTGCTGTTAAGCCAAATTGTTTGGTTAACATTATTTGAGTTTCAAGAGCATCTCTTGAATATTCAGTTACGTAACCAGTAGCCTCATTCAATTGGTTCATTGCTTCAGCTGCATTAGCTAAAGTAACGTTCATATTACCAGAGCTTCTTGCCATTCTAACCATTTCATTGGTCATTCTATTGGCATTACTTGCTCCGTAACCTAAATTTTTACCAATATCAACTGATATTTTATTAAAACGAAGTGCTCCGTCTATAAGCATCTTAAAGATGCTAGCTACACTAAGAAATTCTTTTATGGATTTTCCAAAATCTTTTAATTTAGATCCTAGTAAAGTAAATAAATTATTTTGTTTTTGGTATTCTTCATTTAATCTTTGTAATGTTCTTAATTGCGCATCTACCTGGTATAATACTTGTCTTTGTATTGCAAGATTATCAGCTGCTTTCTTTAAACCCTTAGCACGTAATTCTATTTCTTTTAAAATGCTTTTTTCAATAGCATCTCTAGATGCTTTAAGTTGTTTTTCTATATTTTTAGTAACTTTCTCTCCGTCAGCAAATGCCTTAGTCAAATCTCTAGCTTGTGAAACTGATTTTCTCAGTGTATCGTCCAACCTAAGTTTTCCACTAAGTTTGCTTGCTATACCACTAATCGAAGCATCTAATTTGTCAAATTCTCTATTTAGATCTTCTAACTGTTGCGCTAATTGTGCTGGATCTGCCATTTAAAATATATAATATTACGACATATAAATATTAAAGGTACCTATTTTTTAGGTACCTTCGCTGTGTATGTTGGTGTGGGTGGTGCTTGTTTAGGAGCTATGTCTGGTTTTGCTAATTCTTTATTGGATTTATTTTTTAATAAATTTTGTTGTTTATTAATAGCTTCTTGTTGTTTTTCGAAATGTTCTTTTAATTTATGAAAAGTAAACAATCGCAACCAAACAGGCATATTATAAACAGTATCCCAATCATATCCACCACCTCCATGAAATACTATTTCGTGGATTTGGGTAAATAAACCCATTCTATAATCAAGCGTCAGGCCAAAAAAAGCCAACTGATACTGGTACAACTATGCCCTCCTCTGCATAGTCCCCACTTTCAGGCTTATATAACAAATCAATATCTGGAGATATTTTATTATAATGTTCACGTAATGCTCTTGCGTCTTTAGCAATCAAATAAGTATCAATAAATTCACGAATATCTTTTTGTTCACGTTTACCTTCAACTGAGGTAATCATGTGCTTTAAACGCGTAGTAACATCAAATGAGCCATTTGGGTTTACTTTTTGCATACCCTTAATCTCAGCATCAATTTTTTGTTCATCACCGTGTGTTAATAACTTAAATGTAATATTGTTACCTGAGTGAGGGAGTGTAAAAGCAAATTCATTCACACCACGTTGAAAAATAGATGTATCAACTACTTTATCTTCTAATTTGGTTAAATCAACAATAATATCGTTGCCATTATCATCTCTAAAAGTATAATCTTTACCGTATCCTAAAATACGAGCTGCTACTAATATAGCGTTTTTATCGCCTATTAATAACTCATTATAATCAATTTTAGTAACGATTAATGCTTGTAACAGTTTGTCAATTACTGTTCCATTTTTTAAATAATTGACGTTAGTAAGGATATCTTCTTCCTTAGCGGTCATATACTTCATTTCAATTTCACCTTTAGCTAGTGGTGATGTCTCGGGATACAGTAAGCCTTTTGAAGGTAACGAAACTGTTTCAGTTGGAATTTTTAATTCTGCCATAAACTTTTATTTGTTATATATATAAATATACGAAAAAGAAAGACGTCTGCAAAGCAGACGCCTTAAAGAAAGAAATATGAAGGAGGAATTAGAAGTTCAATACGCAATAATCCATAGCGATTGTTACTGATAAATTGATTGCTGCTTCACTAGCCCAATCGTATTCACCGAAAGTGGCTGTTTTTACATAAGCACCTTTGATAATCCATTCACCAACAACATCACCTACAGGACCTAAAATATCTAATGTCAAATCTTTTTTATAAAAATCAGAATAACCATCGCGGCCAGTTACTGATTCGTGTGCTAAACGAGCCCATTCCATTACCGCTTGAGCGCCAGATGGAGTTACAGGATCGTATAAACTTAAAGTCATGTCATTCCATCTAACTTTACCCTTAACTTTACGATAAACGTTGATGTGATCTAAAATAATTTCTCCAGCTTCGAATCCTGGTGCAGTAGCACTTTTAATCAAGTAAGCAGGAATACCTGCAATATACATGATAAAACGGTTCTGAACTTTTGGTTCAAACGCTGTGAACATTATTTCGTTTGCACTTAATACTGCCATTTTATGTTGTGTTTAAATTGCTATTAATAAATATTAGCAACTACATCCCCTTATGCAGGGAATGTAGCGCCAGTTGGTAATACGTTGAAATTCAATATAATAAATTCAGCAGTTTTAGTTGGTTGAATGTAAATCTGACCTACTAATTGGTTACGATCGATTACATCAGGTGTGTTGTTTGATTCATCCATCACCACTTTGTAAGCGTATAAACCTTGACGTTGTACTACTGAATCTAAGTATGGGTTAACTTGGCTTAAGAACAAGTTTCTTGTAACTGTAGTATTTTGTTCGAATACTAAGTTGTTTGCTACTTGGCCAATAAAGTCTTTTAATGCAATTAATAAACGACGAACGTTTACGCGATCAAGAGCTGTTGCTTTCTTCTGCAATGTTTTCTGACCAAATACTACAACACCATTTCCTGGGAATGTAGCTAATGGGTTAACACTTGCATCATATAATGTATCACGATCGCTTTGAGATAATTTTCTTTCAGCACGTAATACTGAAGGAACACCACCGCGATTTAAACCTGCAGGAGCAAACCATTCAGCACCTACTTGGTCGTTGAATGCTAAAACACCACCCATTACTGTTGAAGGTGGAACCCATACAGCTTTACCTAAACCACTTGAGAACACTTGAACCCAAGGCCAATATGTTGCAGCATAGTTACTGTTTTGACCAGCAGCTGAAGTTGCAGCACTTGTAATTACTGAACCGTATAAGGTAGCATCTACCATTGCAATAGCATCACCTCTACCTTCACAAGTAGAAATCATAGTTGATACTGCTCCGTTATTTAAAGCAATACCAGGAGCTAATAATACATTGTATCTGTATTCGTCCTTATTGTTTAATAAATTGAAAGCAGCTATGTAAGAAGCGGAATCAAATCCTTGAATGTTATTCGTAGTAATTGATTCGTTCATTAATTGAGTATTTGAAGTAGCAGCTAAACCACCATTAAATGCACCACCAATTGAACCACTACCTAAAGCTGGTAAGCTACCGCTGTATGTTGTAGATAAACCTGGTACTAATGATCCTGATTTGAAGAAACCATTATTGTCGATAGAATCAACTAATGGAATTGTTACTGATTTAACACGTACATATTGAGAAGCGTTAGCATAAGATCCAGTATAATCAATATATGGATTGCCATCGCTATCAACTTTGTAAACTGGTTTATTATCACCAATTACACGAGAAATATAGTTTGGTTGAGCTGGGTCTAATGATAAATTAGGCCATGTTTCTAAGTAATTAGGTTGAGCAGTATTGTCATTACCTTGACGAATTGCTAAAGTAAATGTACCACTACCTGTGCTTACTTGCGTTACTTCCCAACGAACGTTAACTGAGCTACCGCTTGCTAAAGCACCATTTGTAATACTACCACTATTATTCATTATATTACCCCAAGCTAATGTCTCAAGAGTAAATGATGAAGAAGCAGCATTCATAAGGGCAGTAACAGAAGCACTAGAGTAAGTACTCATGTTAGTACTACCACTAGAAATTACTCTAGTAACGAGTAATGTCTGTCCACCGTTTTGGAAGAAATCTTTAGCAGCTAAAGATGTAAAATATTCGTAGTAGTAACCACCACTTTGAAATGTTTCTCCGAATTTAGCCAAATATTCACTGTATGAAGTTACATAGGTAGGAACGAATGGTTGACCCAACACAGTTGGACCAACAACAGCCGTTGCAGTGCCTTGAATACCTTGCGATACTAATGATTGGTCAGATTCATTTTGGAATACACCAGGAGATAGAATTTGTTCTGCCATTTTATGTTAATTGTTTTTGAAAATTTAATAGGATTGACCTAATAATAAATATCCAAAAACCATTATAAACCGCAGAGGCTATTACTGGATAGGTGCAATCTCTCCAGTTTCAATATTTATGCTACCTTGACCGTATTTTTCTTGAAGAGTTTTAACTAGTTCCGATTCTTTCTGTTCAATTGTTTTAAGATCAGATACTAAGCCTTTTTTAGCTTCGGTCAATTTTTCAATATTTTCCTGGAATACGATCAATTGTGCTTCAGCAGCGCCAATTTCAAGTATAGTTTGATTATACTTAGTTTGTAACTCTTTAATTTGTTGAATTTCTTCTTGTGTTAATTGTGCCATAACAATATTATTTTTCCCATTTAGCTAATGGGCAAGCCTCTGGTCCTGGTTTAGGACTAAATATTTTTTTACTTAACGGACAACCGCATTCTGAGCAGTAATACAAATCAATTTGAGGTGTATATGCTTTTTTCGGACAAGCGTCACAGACGCTTGCCCTATATTCAGCTATTTCTTGTTGCTCAGATGTTGGATTAGCCGCTGCGACCCACGCTTTAGCTATCTCAACAATTTTAAGCATTGTCTTCTTCTACTTTGATTAGTTTGAAGAATGTGTTGTAAACACCATCAGTTTCAACATTTTCAAACTCTTCCAATTTAAATCCTTTGTATTCCAATTCACGCTCTTCACTTAACAAAGCGTTAAAGTCGTTTTGGAATTTGATAAAATCAGGGTTTACTTCACGTGAAACTACTTCCTTAGTATCTTCATCAACTACTTCGTTGATATACAAAGGAATACTAATAGCGCCGTTTTCTTCTTTACCATATTTCTTGATCAATTCCTCTTTCAATTTCTCTACTGATTCTTTTTCAGCAGCTACTTTTTTGTTGAGGTCATGTAACCAATACTTTGTAGTTAATTTGATTTTTTCGCTTAACAAGCCTTTAGCTAATTGTTCACCAGTTGATTGGTTTACAACACCATTTAATTCAGCTTCAAGCTGATAGAACTCAGATAACTTCAATGTAACTTTTTCCATATATTATTTATTCTTTTTTA